CAAATAGCTAAAAAATATAATGTTGATGTTAAGTTAATATTGTGGTTCGTAAGCGAGTCAATCTACAGTTCGCAAGCCAAATCAGCACTGGAAGCATCGGCAGAAATTGCATTTGATAAAGCCGAAGAAGTATTGGCAGAAATTAAAAAGGGTGACGATCAAGCATTGATAACAAGACAAAGAGAATTAGCACATCACTACAGAAAAAAAGCGGGTGTAAAAAATAGGTATAGATTTAGCGATAAAATACAACAAGATATTAATTTAAGTATGCAAGATGCTTTTGTTTTAAAAAGATTGACCGCAACTAATGACATAAATGTTGAAAATGACAAGCTTGACAATAATGACGATAATAACTAAATTATGCATAAATTAAACGAGCTTTATTACAGAATTAACGCTTTATATATATTTTACAAATCTTCGCACTTGCTAAGCAAATCAATTGACTTTTATCAAAATCACAAGCTTTTTTTTGAGTTATATGAAAAGTTGGACGATGAATTAGACACTTTAGCAGAATTAACGATTGCAGTTGATGATAATGATAAAAATTTTAATGCTATTACTATTTTTGAAGAGTCTGCAAAATATGCAACAAAAACATCAAATTCTTTTAGAGAAAATGTTGAACTTGCAATTATGCAAGAAGTTGAAATTTTAGATTTAATAGAAGAGTTGCAAAAAGAAAAATTACAAGTCGGTCTTTTTAATCATATTGCTTCTATTAGTCAAAATCATTTAAGAAATTCTTACTTGCTAAGTAGAATAGATGAAAAATAATGATAATAAACTTGAAATAATTGCTAATGAACTAGCCAGCGATTTTGAGTTATATGCTTACAACTGCTTAAAAATTAGAACAAAAAACGGCGATATAAAAGAATTTAAGTTAAATGATGCGCAAAAATATTTAAATAATAAATGTAAAGAGCAACTTAAACAAAAAAAAAAGATTAGGATAATAATTTTAAAAGGTAGGCAACAAGGTATTTCTACCTACATTGAGGGGCGGTTATTCTGGAAAGTAACGAACAATGCGGGAAGAAGGGCTTTTATTTTAACACACGAATCAGAAGCAACAAAAAACCTTTTTGAGATGTCTGAAAGATATTTACAGCTTTGTCCGCAGTTTATGAAGCCAAGAGTTGGGGCAAGTAGTGAAAAAGAATTAAGTTTTGATTTGATTGACTCAGGTTACAGAGTTGGAACCGCTGGAAATAAAAACACTGGCAGGTCTTCTACTATACAATACTTTCACGGCTCGGAAGCAGCTTTTTGGGATAATGCAAGCGACATAGCAAAAGGGGCTTTACAAGCTGTCCCCGATGAGGCTGGAACGGAAATTTTTATTGAAAGTACGGCTAATGGAAAATTGAATTGGTTTTACGAGCAATGGATTTTAGCACAGGCGGGAGAATCTGATTACTTGCCCGTCTTTATTCCGTGGTTTTGGCAAAAAGAATATAGAGTAGAGCCGAACGATAAAATGATTGCTACAAGAGAAGAGATGGAATTGATAAAATTATATAATCTTGATATGTGGCAAATTGCTTGGCGAAGAAAAAAGATTGCCGAGTTATCTTCGGCAGGTTTGAGGGGTGAAGATGAATTTAGACAAGAATATCCTAACACTTGGGAAGAGGCTTTTGAAGCTTCAACTCTTGGACTTGCTTTTGAAAAGCTAAACAGAGAAAGACACTTAGTAAGAAATTTTACAATACCAGACCACTGGACTAAATTTACAGTCATTGATTGGGGAACTGCGAGACCGTTTGCGAATTGTTGGTTTGCTGTTGCTGATAGTGATACTATTATTTCCGCTAAAGATGGTTATACAGATAAGTTAATTCCTGCTGGCTCTCTTGTTTTATATAGAGAGTTTTACGGCTGGAACGGTCAACCGAATGTTGGTTGCAGGCTTGAAAGTAGCGAAGTAGCAAGAAGAATTTTACAAGTAGAAGAAGAGACAGGAGAAACAATTGATTATAGGGTTGGAGATGCGGCGATGTGGGGTGAACACGATGGAATAAGTGTTGCCGAGAGAATGTATAAAGCGACTGATAATGTTTTTAAGATGATACAATCAAGGAAAGGTAAAGCTCAAAATTATCAAGAGTTTAGAGCAAGGTTGCAAGGTGAAGATTATCCTGCTTTTTATGCTTTGGCAGGTTGTAAGCATTTTTGGCGGACAGTGCCAAGTTTACAATTAGACGAACTACACCCAGACAAAGGGCCTGATAGCGATCAAGAAGATCATATTTGGGATTGTGTGGCTTATGCTTGTGCTTCAAGACCTTATATTACTACTGAAAATGATAGAGTAAGAAATGAAGTAGAAGAATCAAAACGACTAGCTAAAAAAGCTAATCGTAAATAACTTAATAATAGAATAATCTATGATAGCTTGGTATACTAACCATTTTATTTCGCAAAAAATAATGCGAAGTGTGGCAATAGGTTTTAAATGTATTGCAAAAGATACTTCTTTATTTAAAGAAGGAATAAAAAAAGGAATGTTTAAAGACGAAGCAATACTTTACGGAATATTGCGAGGATGTAGCGATGTAATTCATCATAATTTTAAGAATGGATTAGATTATTTACATCTTGATCTTGGATATATTAAAAGAAGTCTACATAACAAAGGACAGTTTGATGGATATTATAGAATTTCGTTAAATGATACACAAGCACATTACAAAGATATTAACTTACCAGACGACAGATTAAAAAAACTTGATATTGTTTGCAAAGATTGGCAAAATAATAAAAATGGTTATTTTTTAATCTGCCCCCCTACCGATGCAATTTGTATTTTCTACGGCATAGATGTTAAAAAATGGATAGATACAACAATTCACAAATTAGGCGATAGACATTATAAAATAAGAGAAAAAAATGATATTTCAATAGATTTAAAAGATGATTTATTTGGAGCAAAAGCAGTTATTACTTTTAACTCTAATATTGCACTTGATGCAACATTAGAAGGAATACCAGCAATTGCAACTTCTCAACATTCTGTCATCAAAAATTGGAATAATTTAACAATGTCTAATTTAGATAATTGTATTGAAATATCGCAAAATTTAGATAGAGACAAATTATTAAGATTTATTTCTTATCATCAATTTACTTTAAAAGAAATTGAAAGCGGTTTGGCTTTTGCAATAATTAAAAAAATGAGAGAACAAGGAGCTTATTAATGAATAAAATTTTTATTGGATATGACGAAAGAGAAGCAATTGCTTATCATGTTTGTGTTAATAGTATAATAAGACATTCTACTAAACCATTGCAAATAACTCCGATTGCATTAAATAATTTACAAGATTATCAAGAACAACACACCGATGGAAGCAATAAATTTATTTATTCAAGATTTTTAGTTCCATCATTATGTAATTATAAAGGTTGGGCTTTGTTTATTGATGGCGATATGCTACTTCGTGATGATATAAACAAATTATTTGATTTGGCAGATGACTCAAAAGCGGTAATGGTTGTAAAACATAGTTATAAAACTTCAATGCCAATTAAATATCTTGGTAGTAAAAATGAAGATTATCCAAAAAAAAATTGGTCTAGTGTTGTGTTGTGGAATTGTGGACACGAAGCAAATAAAAATATAACTCCTGAATTTATTTGTAAGTCAACCGGCAAACAACTTCATCGTTTTAGCTGGTTAAGTGAAGATTTAATCGGACAATTACCGATAGAATGGAATTGGCTACCAGATGAATTTGGCAAAAATAATAATGCTAAATTATTGCATTTTACTTTGGGAACACCTTGTTTTCATGATTTTGCAACAATGCCAATGGCTAGTGAATGGCACAAAGAAAGAATTTTGACTGAATATTGTAAGCAAAACGGATTATGAAATTTGTAAAAAATACTTGGTTACCAAGTAACGATACTCATTTTGAACATTACATTGATAACGAAGGCAATTATCAAAAAAAACAATTTGATACTGTTTTAAAATATATTGAACCAGAAGAAAGAGGTTTATTTATTGATGTTGGAGCTCATATTGGTTTATGGTCTAGAATGGCAATTAAAGCAGGATTTGATAGAATATTAGCTTTTGAACCTGACATTAACAATTATAATTGCCTTGTTAAAAATTTAAAAGAATTTAATAATAATAAAATTTTTTGTAATTATGGTTTATCAAATAAAAGTTGCAAAAAAGATTTAATTGTTGATAAAAAACAAAATTCTGGTGCAAATCAAATTATAGAAGGTAATTCAATATGTGTTAGGACATTTGACAGTATGTATAAATTACTTATTTATCAATCACTTTTGCCTTTTATTTTATTTAAAAAAATACTTATTAAAATTGATGTTCAAGGACACGAATTAGAAGTAGTTGAAGGGATGACTAATTTTATTAAAGAATACAAACCAATAATTATTGTAGAGCAATGGTTAGAAGGCAAGGAAGATTTAAGAGCAACCAAATATTGTCAATCTTTAG